ATGCGATAACTTCTGTATCGTTCATTGTTTAAATAATAAGTTGACCGAGGCGAGGATGAAGGTTCAGGTCGCCACGAACATACTATGCTTGTTTGCCAGGCCAGGGATCAGTTATAAATCTTTGTAGTACCTCATCCCATAATCTTCTGTCCTTTGTCCTGTATACACCTAAACTCCTAATATTATTAGCTGGTAATTGTGCTTGTTGAAATGCTGCTGTTGCTCTTTTCATTGTATCTAGTAATACCTCTTTATCAACTAAACCTCTATGACTATTTCTAGCAGGCCATCCTCCACGAGGAAGTTCGTTAATTATTTTACTACCAGCTGCTACATTAGCTAATGTCCATCTATTAGGATTTCTACCAAACAATTCACCTTGAATACCATCTCTAAATACATCTGCTGGATCTTTACCAGGTTCTTTATTTCGCTTAAGTTTATCATAAAGACCGTCTAAATATTTTCTTTCATTCTCATCTGCTTTGTACTCATCATAAGGATGATGAGCTAACATCATATTGGCGTTTGCTAATTCTTTCTCTTTATCCCATGGAAATCTAGCCATTGTTAAAAGTTTACATTGGATCGTTCGAGCTTCTTCATTACGTCTTGTCTATATGCAGAGTCTCTGTCATATCTAGGATCACTCATAGCCTGTACGACTTCTGCTTGGCTACGGAACTGAGATCCGTCAGCCTTTGGTGCTGTGCCTGTTAGCATCTTACCATCATATCCTTTAGCATCTTCCCATCTATAAGCTAATGAACGTACAGCAAAGAAAGCAGCGAGTGCATCTCCTCTTTCCATTACAGCATCAAACATATCTATCTCTTGTTTATTGAGATTCTTATCTGCCCACTGTAGCATTTCATTATACTCTTTATCTCCTCCTACTATACCTTTAATCTCTTTAGCATCAGCATCAGAGATTTCTCTAGGAGCATTCTGAGCACGGAACTCTAGATGCATCTTAGCTAGATCAGCTGGATCAGTCTTACTTAAAGCTTCTAGTGTAGCTTCATCATACTTCTCATTAGCTGATTGCTCCCATAGCTGATCTAAGATGTTAGTTTCTGGAGCGTCTTCCTTAGCTTCTTTTTCATCTTCTTTGTTTTCTTCTTGCTTAGAAGCCTCGGTGTCCCCAGCATCCTCCCCAGCTTCAGAGCTTTTCTCTCCAAGTTTTTTCTGAAGTTCAATGTACGCACTCTCTAATTCTTGTGCATCTTTATACTTACCAGCAAGTAAGTTCTCTTGCTCTTCTTGTATAGCCTCACCAACCTTCAGAGAATCCTGCTCATCAGCATTAAGATTCTCTGCACTGGTTGCTTCAGTTGTATTTTCAAATGTTAATGTTTCTGCCATTTACTCTTGTGGTGGTTGTTGTTCTTGTTCCATAGCTGCACCTTCAGCGGCAAGCTCTGGGTTCTTAGAAGGATCTAACATTGGAGCCTTCATCATATTAGGAGTACCTTTGATAGCTTCCATCTCAGCTGCTTGAGCTTGAGCTTGCTGCTTCTCTTGTTGTACTTCTTGCATACTCTTGACTAGATTTAATACATCTATACCTTGAGCTGCTGCTAATCTCTTAACTACTTCTTCTGGATTAATATATTGTTGTATAGCTTCTGGTCCCATGGTCTGTGCAATAGTCTGAAGGAATGATCCTAAAGCTTGTACATCTTGACCTCTACCTAAGCTATTAATACCAGCTACAATAGTAGGTTTAACCATTCCTTTAGGTATCTTAGGTATCTCACCAGTCTTCTGGAAGACACTAAGCTTACGGTTTAAGTATGGTACTAAGAACTCTATAGTAAGTAATCCAAATAGACCACCGAGTTGTTGTTCCAACTCCATCTGTGTCATCTGAACTTCTTGTGCTGTAGTTCTTTCGCTATCTCTTACACTTAGTATAAGGAAAGCTTCATTCAATCTCTTCTCTAAAGTATTCATCAATTCGTAAGCTGTCTGGAAATCAGCAGTCTTACCTACTTGTACCACACCTATATCATCAGGTCGCCCTTGGACGATAGCTCCATTGCCTGCAGAAGCAAGTGTCTGGGGCTTAGTTGTGCTTGAGGGTGATACTACAAAAACTACTTTAGCAGCTGCTGCAGAGCCTTCTACGAGTGCCTGGGACAGTGCCTCAAGTGATTTCAAATCTCCGATAAATTGTCCTACTCTACCTCTACCATAACTCTCTCCATCTACTGTATTGAAACGTAGTGGTAGCCATGGTGTTGTATCGACTGGTGCTTTCCCTTGGGAACCAGGAAGGATCTTATCGAATACCTCTTGATGCCATATAAATCTATTGTTATCTCTCTTAACGTGTGTGTAGACATCACATTCTTTCTTGTCACTCTTAGTATTATCTACTACAGAGTCAGTTCCGTCTGTCTTGTCTTCATACTCCACACCTTCTGGCAGATACTTCTCTATTAATTTTTTATTGATTCTTTCCTTAGTAACTATTTCTATTACTTGTCCGTTTCCATCTCGTTCTATAACATAGCGATTGAGAGGAAATAATTTCAAACCTTCTTTACCCATAAAGACTAGAGCGTTACCAGCTACAACTAAGTGTTGTAATGCTTGGTGTATTACTACTCTATCATCTGTTGCTGCAATAGCATCAAGGATAGTACGCTCTATCTTTGCAAAGGATAAATCTAGTTCTGATTTTATTTCTGGTGGGAACTCTTCACCTAACTGAGACTCATCTAACTGTAGTTTAAAGAAGCTGGTTTGAGGTGGTATAAGACTAAGCGAGAGTTTACTCGCTAATGCTACAACACCTTTAGCACCAACGCTTTGCCATGGAGTTTTGAGTTGTTTCATACCTTGTGCGTGTTCTTCATGTCCACGTATAAGGTATGGTAGTGTGAGTTTTGTTGCCTCTTCTGCTTCGTTTAGAAACTGGGAACGGTCACTGGATAATGAATCATATCTAGATTTTGCTGTCATTGTTTTTATATGTTAATTGGTTGAATACGTGCTTCATTTCCAAAGCTACCTATTCTAAAGTCACGATTGAATCGTCTCTTTGGTGATCTAGTTTTATCACTTCCTATTGTACGGAATCCTCCTTGTGCTCTTATACCACTAATACCTGATCTTAATCCGCTAGATATATTTTGCTGTGCTCTAATTGTATAAGATTTAGCTGCTTGATCACTAGCTTCTTTAGCAGAAGTAAATGCTTTAGAGTAATCCTCAAGTTCACTTTGCCGTTTAGTTATATCAGTTCTATAAGCACCTAACTCTGTTTGACCAGTTTGTATTTTACCTAGATAATCTTTATAATCTTTTTGACCAGCCTGTATATCACCTAAATAAGATTGATAATCTTTTTGACCTTTAGTTAATTCAGATAAAGAAGTTTGATATTCTTTATACTGTTTTTCTAAATCAGATATAGCTTTATCATATTGTGGTAACTCTTCATTAAGGAACTTAACATCATCTGGATGGGTATATTCTCCACTCTTTTGATACCCTCTTAATTCATCTCTACCTTTAGTGTAGTCTGCAAGAGCACTAGTGAACTGTTTATCAAACGGTTGCAATCTAGCTAACTCATCAGAGTATATCTTACCTATTGGTTGTATTCTGGCTAATTCATCTGAGTATGACTGACCTATTGGTTGTATTCTAGCTAACTCATCTGAGTATGCTTTATCTTGAATACTTAATGATGATAATAATTCATTATAAGATGATCTATCAGATTGTATATCTTTTAAACGTTGTTCAGCTGCTGCATTAATTTGGTTCTGACGTTGCCAGAATGCAGTTAGATCTTGTTCATCTTGTGCTGCCATACCAGATTCTAAGTATGGATTATTGACTGAACCAATCTTATTAGGATCAGTAGTTTTTACCCTTATCTTACCTCCAGCAGTACTAGGTTGGAAAACCTTTTTAATTGTTTGAAGAGGATTTGTAACTGCAGTTTTAACTCCAGTGTACTTAGCAGCTAAATTTTTAAGAGTACCAATATGTTTTGCAGCTTCTCCTTCTCCTAAACCTTGTAAAGTTGCTAGTGTTCGAGCAGTATCTGGGTATCTCTTACTGAAAAAATTTTGCGAATCTTCACTTGGAATAGCAGCTCCGATTCCTTTAGCAAGTAAATCAGAAGTTACATAATTAGGAATACCAAACAAATCTCCACGGAAGAAACCTGCTTTAAGTCTAGGTATTTTTTTAGGTCGGGTACCTAATGTTCCCCATGCTGTTGGTATGTTCCGAACATCACCAATATCTAATTTTTGATTGCTACCTAATAGATCTGAAATAGACTGTTGCACAACTTGTGCTGCTTCATAACCCCGTCTTAATACATTGTCTTCAGAATCAAACCCTTCACTTTGATCTTTTCTTAGATATGCTGTTCTTGATTTATCTAATGTTTGAGCATGTTTAATAGTAGGATTAAGCCGCTTAAAAAAGTTACTAATATCTCCTGCATAATCAAATTGTGTTGGTTTTCGTTCATACCCAGGATCACCAGGAAGTTTTTGCCCATAGCGTCCCTTATGAGCGTCCAGTGTTCCATCTGCTACTTTAGGAGTAAATAATTTTCCTATTTTACCTAATTGATTTATAGGATTATTAACATCTTTAACTGTTTGAAATGTATCACCTATCCTAGACAGAAATGATGTATCTATTTTTAATTTCTGTTTTGTAGCAGTATTTTTTAAGTCACTAATTTTTGATTTAGCAATTTTTTCTCTAGCTGCGAGCTGTGCTCGTTGTGCTCCTGATAAAGCATATGATCCTGTACTATATTTCTTTTGGTGAGTAGATAAAGTACCTGCTTTCTGATGAGATTTAAAACTAGCGTGTTGTGTTTTTAAACTACTTAATTGTTTCTGACTAAAGTTAGCCTGAAGCCTACCTTTTAAAGTCTTACCTGCTATCTTAGATTTTGCTCTTGCATCTCTTCTTGAAAATCTAGCCTTTCTACTAGATCTATTGCCGCCACTACTTTTTCCTCCTCCTCCTCCCATAGTTTCCTCTTAGTATAAGTGTTTTGTTATTACAGAATAAGAATCTTCCCACCCACGG